CGTGTGTCTACAATACAATATGAAGGCGACAACTTCATAAGGGGGTGGAGCCCTTCGGCACAACATGTTACTTACCACATAACATGCGGACTTTAAGTTATTTAACTATTTTTAATCGCCATAATCTAATTTAATAGATCGGCGTCATAAGGGGGCAATACTTCACAGAATGAAAAATTGTTCTGCATGTTGTATCGCTCCTGTAACACGTCATAATCATAACGGTGCAATAGCTCATTCCAAATAAGCAAATAGTTTGCAAAAACTCCAACTTGGTACGTGGTATGCATAGAATGTAATCGCTTAGTAATGAGACTACAATACCGATCAAATTCCGATCGTGGAAAATGAGATAATTCGTGTAGAGCACTAGTAAGAGTACTAGAAAATGATTCTTGTGCTCCTCGGGTCCAATACAAACTCTCCATGATAATACTAGGCTCCAGAGGAGCATGGACAATTAATGGCAGGGCAACAGGCACAAATTTTCGACCTAAATAACGAATGTCAAGCAAAGTATCTTTACTAGTATTATTCTCCTTCGTCCAATGGGTATAAGACATATCAAATCTGCGTTTAAAATGAGGAGTCAACGTAGATGTTCGAAGATTCTCCACACCTGGAACGTCCTCACTCACAGTTAAAACATTATCATCGCCATATACGCACAACTCATATTGAGATGGGGAAATACCGAGGTCTCCTTTCAAGACACAATAACACATCACAATATTACACAATGAGTTGTACACAGTGGTAAATGGGTTTCCTGATGGATTCCCATCAAACACTTCGTAAACGTAAGTGGCTCTCCCATGACGGTTGATATGGACGGCATTAAAGATATGCTTAAACAACAATTTTCGCACGTGATTAAATCCATCGTCAAACCATTGCATAAGGAACTCCAAAACTACCTCTCCAACGTCAGCAGGTAATTTTCCGTCATAATTGGAAAAATCCCCAGCAATAACCGCCCCGGAGAATCGATTCATCCTGGAGTACAACATCCCCCACTCATGACCATGGGGATTTATTCCACATGACATGGGAGCACTCACGTTAAAATGATGAGAATAGCACACAAACATACCAAAATACTTGCGAAACAATAACAAATAATGTAATGGGCAGATAGAAAACAACCTGGTTTTACCCTGATCAACTTTTTCAATCGGTCGCTTCTCGTCCTTAAGACAATCCATCCATAACACCTCAATGTCATTTCCCGCTAATAATTTATTCTCATAATCTTCTATGGTCTTGTAAAACTCAGATTTCATTTGAAGAAACTGGCGGCTGCCAAAACTGTCTATTACATCAATGTAGTCAGTTTTACGACAATGTCCGTTACTCCAAGGGTAACCTGGTGCAGATTTCATTGAAATGGGCATATACTCAAGAGCAGGAATACCATTCAATGTCTCATCCCATGTTAAAACCCGAGGAATGTACTCCTCCATAACTGGCCGAGGATAATGCTTATGTAAATGAGCAACCAACTCGTCTTGTGGCAATAAGTCGCACTGAGTGCGGACTTGATGTAACTTGGACAATGCTACAAGATTTGGATCTACCCATTCTCCTCCAATCTTAAAAGGACGTAAATGCGCCGGCTTTTTCGTAGGTGGAAACCCGAATATATGACCAGGGCACAACGACTGACTACCAGAACTAACACCAGTACTCTTCAAAACTGACTTGTCTGGTAGAAACATAGGAGCAAGAGTTCCTTTAATATGTAAAGGAAATTCCGAACTCTGTGTTTCCACGTTCGTGTC